TTTCAGTGAAAGATCGCCCCCGCCTATAGCCCACTGCCCCTTAAACTGGCTAATATCGAAAGTAGTTTCGTTGTTTATCGTGTCGAAGGTCAGCCACGCTGTAGCGCTGTTCTGCCTCAAATTGAAATCTTTGCAGAGTACCCCTGTAAGATCCTTCGGGTTCTGTTTCGCACGCTCCACCTTCTGCATGAGGTCTTCCAGCTTCTTGATACTTCCTAGTGCTGGGTTAGCCTTGCGCCATTTGGCCGGGTCTTTAAATTCGTCCCGGCTGTCTAATTCGTACATGATCGGCAAGAACGTTTCGTCTGTTATAGTGCCGTCTGCTACTTTGCCGGAATAGTCATACATGTCATCGAAGATACATTCCCGCACCGTTCCCGCTGTCGTAATCATAATTAAAAGCGGTTGCCGTCTGGCGCTCTGCGATTGTTTCATGACTTCGTAAAGGTTCCGATCCCGGACCCCGTGCAATTCGTCCATAATTACAAGCTGGGCATTGAGTCCATCGAGCGTATCACTGTTCTTCCCTAGCGGCTGTAGCTTGCTCATGGTAAGTGGGAAGTACAGATCGCTCTTGCGCTTCTTGATATACTTCTTCAGCTCTGGGCTTTGCTGTACCATGTGGCACACTTCATCAAAAATAATTTTTGCTTGGTCCTTTTTCGTTGCCGTGCTGTAGCAGTCTGCCCCCGCTTCGCCGTCCGCAATCATCATGTACAGTGCAATGCCCGCTAGCATGGTACTTTTGCCGTTCTTGCGTGCCACGTAGAACATGCTTTCCCTGTACTTCCGCAGGCCAGTTTCCCTGTCAATGAAACCAAATAAAGCGCTTATGTAAGCCTTCTGGAATAGTTCAAGCTTGATCGGTTTCCCGGCCCACTCTCCCTTACTGTGCTTACAAAAGCGCTCTATAAACTCTATAGGCCGGTTTGCCTTCACTTCGTCAAAGACAAATGCGCCAGGATTATCAATATCATGGACTAGTTTCTTATATTCCTTATAAACTCTCTTGCTAGTCACTATTTCGCCAGCTTCCAGCTTCTTGAAATACTCTTTGATGTAGTTCATCACTACACCCCCAGGAAGTCCATTAGCCCGCCGTCTTTCTGTGCCTTTGTAGCTTCTTCCTTTGGTAGCAGATCGCAAAGCTGTTTATATAGCAGGGAATATCTCTGAATAGTAGTGTTGTAGCTCTTGAGTGCAGGACTTTCCCGCCACATTTCCTGCTTGCCGTTTTTGAAATAGTCTACTGCCCCGTGCTCTGTGATATTCTCTTTCAGCTCTTCCAGCGTGCCAGCCATGAACGATAGTTCTTTTATCAAACTGTTTGCCACGCTCTTTTTACTGTCTGGGATCTGCTTCGCAAGCTTTCTAAGGCGTGTTAGTTCGGCACGGCTTGCCTTCTGGGCTGTCGTCTCTGCATCTTTAACTTTCTCCATACTATCACCCCTCCATAATCGGCTAACTAGCTGTAAGTTAGTCCCCCCTTACGCAAAAAACCTCAGACGGGTTCCGGAAAGTATGGCGTTTGGTTACTTGTCGCCCGTTTCCGCTTTACCTTCGGGGGGTGTAATTGTCATAGCTGTACGTTATAAATGCTTCAGCTTTGTCAGTGTGGGACACAGATAAGATCTGACTTTGCTGTAAAGCTTCCATGCCTGTACAGGTTGCCTTTTCCTGCTTGTACTTGGCAGTCGTCGGCTTCTATACGCTTGCCTATGAGCTGATCGACGGGTGAACGCAATCCCGCAAGACTGTGGTCTTATCATCGCAATCTTGTAAAAGTTCGGCTTGCATATAGCACACTTCCGCCAGCACCTACAACGCACAGCTATAACAATTACTTGCTATAGCTTTTTACTAGGTTGCCTTGATCGTCAAACATCAGCCCCGGCGCTGTGATTGCCTGTTCCATGTGTTCCCTTTGATGGCACGTTGCACACAAGGCTTCCAGGTTGTCCCAGTTTAGCGTAATGTTTGGATCGTTGATATTTGCCGGTGAAATATAGGTCTTGTGATGCACAATGACTGCCGGCTTCCCGCATCGTTCGCATACGTAATGCTTACTCTGCATGTAAGCTTTTTGCGTGTCCCGCCATGCCTTTGACGTGTAGAACCGTCTAGCATATTCCTTCACTGTGCACCACTTCCCTATGTCAAATTTAAGATAATGCTTTGAGCAGATTATCAATGCTTCGTTGCAGTTTGTCGCTGTCTGCCTGTTCTGGATCGTACCAAAGAGACAGAAGGAACTTGCACGCTGTCTTTGCTAAAGGGCTTGTTTCCTGCGCTTCAGCGCTCATACCTGTGGTAAGAGTGATGTACTCTTCTGCACTGGTAATAAGCCCTGTAATTACAGCGTCATTGTCTGAATTGTCCAGTCTCAGCCAGTCTCTAGCTTCTTCCGTTGTAATTAACATGAGTCAGCCCCTTTTCTGTAATTACTCGCCTGCGCTGATTGCCAGCTTGATGAATGCTTCGTCAACAATCGGCTTGCAGTCTGCAATCGCCATGCCTCTGTAGTCAACCTTTCCAGACTTGAAAGAAGACTGTGTAGAAGACTCTACAGCGATACCGTTCGGCAGATTGTACCCGTAGTAGTTAAAGTTTCCGAAGAAGATTTCGTTGTCTGCGATATTATCGTCAACGACAACTTCAAAGCCCAGAATCTTACCCACGCTGTCATCCTGCGTGTTCTGTACAAATACTGGGCGCTTGTTTCCGTCCATGAGTCCATACACGGAATTAAACAGCGTTGCGTTATTCATTGCGAACTTTGCACCCTTGGAATAGCCCCGCTTCAGCTTAGAAATAGCCGTAGTGATGTTCTGGAAGGTAAGCGCTGTAGTAGTAACCAGGTTGGTACCCTCTACCCATGAAATACCTGCTTCCAGACCGGTTCCCTGTCCTACGCCCGTACCATTCGGGAAGCTGTCCGCCAGGCACTCCATGACGCAATTCACAAGTTCTTCAGTCAGATAATTTTCAAATGCGTCGATGCTCATGGTCTTTACCTTGGCACTGATAGAGAAAACCTTGATAATTTCATTCGCATCGAAAGTCACGCTTGCAATAGTCGGTTTGTCGGTTTCGACGTCTGCGCCCTCAGTATTCCAGACTGCCTTACTTGCCGGGGTTGCTACCGGTACCGCAATCTTTGCCGGAACATTGAACGCACGGCATTCAGCCATAAGTCCGCCCATCTTGCGGGCCTTGGAAATAACTTCATTCAGTGTCTGCGTCGGAACGATAACAGGCGTATTGCCCGACGTTGTGTAAGCGTCGTTTCTCTTCTCAAGCTCGTAAGCTCTGTTAAGTGCGCCACGCTCTACAGCTGTAAGCTCTTTGCCCATCAGAGACTTGTAGAACGCACTGCGGTACTCTGCGCTTGCGTATACGTCGCCCTTTACAGCTTCAGCGCTTGCGCCGTCCTTGAATGTTGCGCCCGTGATCGGATTGAAAGAACGTGCTTCCGGATCGGTTCCCGCTTCCTTTTCCTGTGCGTTTGCCTTTGCCTGTGCCAGTCCCGTGAGTTCGATATTAAGAGACTTAATATCACAAGCCGGATCTGTTTCGATAATGCCCTTCACTTCCTGGGCTCTCTTTTCAATGTCTTTGATGGACTTGCCATTCCAATAATTAAATGCTTCTGCTACTGTATTGAATTTCATAGTTTATACCTCCTTCATGAGAATCAGATTGCAAAGCTTAATAGCTTCGTTTCTGGCTTCCAGCTTCTTTAAGCCTTCAGCCCTTGCACTTCTTGCTTCTGCGCTTGCTGTCGGATATGCCGGGAAGCTTACAAGGCTAACTTCGTACACCTTCGCAATCTTTGTAATTGTCCTGGTATTCGTTTTAGCGTCGTAACTGTCCCCGCCGTCCGGTACGGTAAACGCAAAGCTCATGCCCGTGAGGTCGCCCCGCTTCACTGCCGTGTATACCGCTTTAGCTTCCTCTGTGTCCGGTAACTCTGCCCGCATTTCCAGCCCTTTATCTGTGATCTTAAATTTCATGGTCTTCGGAGTTCGGGCTAATGGAACACGTGATAGATCGTGATTGACTAGAAGCCTGCTGTCTGTCAGATCTGCGTCGTCAAGCGCTCCACGTTTGATAACTTCGATATAGTCACCTGCCGGGTCGTGTATCGTTGTCGGCGTGTCGAACACAATAGGCGTGCCGACTATAACCAAAGCGTCTTTTCCGTCTGCCGTCGGTTCGGTCGCTCTGATTTCTGCTGTTCTAATTTCTTTCATGATTTCGCCCCCGTTTCTTCCTCTAACTGGTAGGCGTTTGCTTTGCTTGCGTCTACTACGTTAAGGGTTTGTAGTCTCTTGTCGCCGTCATCCACTGGTGACAAATTGAGAATTTCTCTTGCCTCATTCACTGTGAGCAATCCGTAGGGCACAAGCTCTTTGATCATGTTCAGTCTTGTTTGATTGTTTGAGTAAATAACTCTCCCGCTTTCAAACACAATCTCATTGCCATAAGCTCTTTCCCGTTCATTGAAAATCTTGCGTGTAAATTCAAGACTGAGCTGTAGCGCCAGCGGTTCAATTACACTTTCATAAAATGCGCCGTATTGATCCTCAGTGTATGAGCTGTTTACAATCGCTTCGGTGATTCCGAGATAGTTATATATCTTCGTTTTCGTTTCCTTGGTTTCGTCGGCGTTAATAGCCGTTGGCGTGCTATTGATCGGCGTATAGTCCGCTTTGCTGTCGGTTGCCACAATACCGCCGTTGTTTGATACGTCCAGATAGTCAGCAATGAAAGCTTCTTTGTCTGCCTTCAGCTTTTCGTCGCTCATGATCTGGGTATACTTCAGTATTCCTCGGATCTGTGCCCCGCTTCTGATTCCATTGATGATCCCTTCGTTTTCAGCGTGCGCCAGTTCAAGCGCTGGTATTACAGCGTCGTTACTGTCTCCGAGTAGTTCATCACTGTTAAAGTGTCTGCGAAGATGAATCACGTCACTATAACGGGCTGTGAACTCTTTACCGTTTCTGAAGCGAAACTGAATATACAGTGTCCCGTTATCGTCCGCCAGGAAGTCCGCCTGCGTGCATGTGATCGGGTAAATGCTTACCACGTCGCCCTTTTCGTTCCTGTTCAGAAAAGCAAAACAGTTATTGTACAGATAGTAGTGAGTCGTAAGCTTATATAGCAGATCGTATGCAGTCATATAGGCGTTCGGCGCAACCTGTAAGCATCTGTTTAACCTTGCGTCTGTTACTGTCTTGTGCACCCCGTCATAATTGACAATGTGCGCACCCTTCAGCTTTGCCACGTTTCGGGCTATTGCGTCCACGCCTTCCCGGTAAATATCGTTAGCGTATGCGCCACCATTCCAGCTAGTGAACATGCCAGAAGTGTTACCGTTAAGCATTTCAGCTTTTACAAGGGCTCTGCCTTTGGGTCTGAACATGTTTTTGATATTTGCAATAAAGCCCATCACTAGCCCCCCTATGTTTACGCTTAAACTCTTTTACGTGTT